TGTCGAGTTGTTCGCTCAACGAAGCCGTTATCGCCTGACGGTCGAATTTGCCTGTGAAGGAAATTACCACTTTAGCGATCTTGTTTGCCATGATCTTGAAGTCGGTGATGGCTACAGTGTTAGGATCAATACCTTTAAAGTCAATCATGTTACACTCCTAGTCTTTGACGCTCTATGGCGGGAGAGTTGAGTAAGCCTCGTAAGTGAGGTCTTAGTAAAATTATTTCTTGCGTATTACGGAGATACGCCATTGCGTTGGATCGCCACCAAGCATTGCTCTGCTAGGATGCGGATCAAAGAAGGGCTTACCGTTCTTGCCCACTATAGCATGATAAGTGCCGTTACCTCTTGGAGACGGACCACTCATTTCGTGGTACAAGTCTGGGTCACCTTCACGCCAGTGATAGATCAGACTTACGTTAGGCAGAAATTCGTAGCCTCTGTTTTCAAGCCAATCATACAGCCTGTTCCAAAAGCCATGAACTTCGTCTGCCAACTGCATGAAGTGAGGGACCTCCGCGATTGGTAGCTCAAGCAGCGATGCTATCACTGCCCGAGCGCAATCACCTTGTATACCCTTTTCACTATCGTGCAGAAACTCTTGATCCTGCGGTATCATTACTGGTCGTCCCAGAAGTCAAACGCGAAGGTGATGGACAGCGAAACCAAACCTGATTCAGCGCCGTTCAGTGCCACCTCAGCTATAACGTCTGGCCACATACCAGTGACACTGCAGGTTTTCGTTACAGCTGGTATGTCGTTGTAAACCACGACCTGTGAGTTGACTTTGTACGCGGAAGCCAGCATACCACTGTTGTTGACCCAGTCGCGCATTGTGTGCCAGCGACGGAACTTCTCGCGCGTTGCCCAATCGCTGGTTTCCAAGAAGGTAGCAGAAATCGAGTGCGAGTAGGTTTTGCGACCAGCGTAGATCAGTTGCACACCATGCAGAGGAACCTCTACGCGGTCGATGGTGGAACCTGGCATATCGGTCGTCTGACATTTGAACGTCAGGTCGCGCGTATCCGAGGACCCCGGAATGGTTGGCAAGAACAGATCGAAGTTCCAAGACTGTGCGGGGTCTTGAATGCTCTGAACGTCTTGCAATGAAGTACGAGCCATATTTTACTCCTTGTTTAGCGGGAGGCCCGAAGACCTCCCTTGGAATTAGCTTGGTTGACCGTTCACTTGTTGCAGCACCTCGGAGAACGAAACGCCTTGTTTCGAGATAACCATCTGCAACTGAATTTCGTGAATTGGAATCACCGGAACGATGACGACCGTTACCACACGAACACCTGAATTCAACTGAGCCGCCGAGTTGTTCGATGAATCGCTGACCACATCGAAGCTAGAAATGCCGCGTGCGTTCTGTATCAATTGCAGGTACTGCGAACACGAGGTAACGATCTGCCGACCGGTGAAATCATCATCGGGTTCTTCCAAGCTATACAGCAGGAAGGAGTAGAGCGAGGTCTTGATGACGTTGATGATACGACGCACCGAAATCCAGCTCAAGGCCGATGGCTGTGCAGCCAAAGTCGTTTGCTCCCACAGCGCGATACCCTGACCGATGAAAGTCCGGGTGTAGTTGACCTGCGCTTGGAACAGTGCCGTCGATTCGCCGTCATCGAAGGTATAGCGCGTCTTCAAGACGTTGACGATACCACGATTCAGACCCGCTATCGAGAAACTTGGATTGGCGACACGGTCCGTGCGGGCGCACAGTGCGGCAGCCCAACCAGAGAACGGTACGAATTGCTGCTTGCCGTTGATCAGGTCGGCTTCCAAAACGTCTGGGTTGAACAGACCGCTGTAAGTCGAGTTCAGGTTCAACTGCAGGTTGCGATAGTTAATCGCTGCCTGGAATTGCTGCGAGTTGGATGGTACGTCCAACATTGCCACCGTATCACCACGACCTTGGGCCAAAGTATCCATTGCCAACTGCACCGTTGGGGTCGCGTGACCACCGTTAATCAACGTGTTGATTTTGTACAGTTGCTTGTTGGCAAAAACGCCGTAAGCAGCTGCCACGTCAAAGGCCGTAGGCGCCGTACCGCTGTCGCCTGACGTCATCAGCGCCGGCAAACTGGAATTGATTTCAGGCACCGTCAACAACGCTGGTGTGTTATTTGTCACCAGCATGTAGTTCGAGTAACCGTTGATGCGACTTTCGAGTTCCGTCGAAGTACCGGTCGAATCGATACCGTCTTGCAGGGTACACAAGAACGATTCGACTGGCGAGTAGACCGAGCGCGTCGTATCGTAAACGTTGACCGTGAACTGCGGGTTCGGTGGCGGCAGATTTGCAGGGCTCGTAATCGGCAGGTGCGTGGTATCTGGCGTGATGGCGCCTGTATCGGTAAACGTGTAGGTACCTTGACCCACAGTCATCAACTCACCTACGGTAGTAGTATCGCGACCGTAAATGACGTAGCCGATTGCCAGTGGAACTGGGTCCCAGGTCAACACATTGGAGTTCGTTACCGAGACACCCGCGATAACGATGACGACCGGCGCGGAGGCAAGTGTTTCGCCTGCCTGACCTAGGGCAGAAACTTGATATTGGTAAGTCGCTGGCGGAAGTACACCTCCGGTAGTGCTGCTACTGCCCAGGAAGTTGGCTGGTGTCTCGATGTTATTCGACACGATTTCCACCGACGTCGTACCAGCGTAAGACCCAGGGCCGTGTATCGGGTAGAACAGCGCGACTGGTGTATCGGATGGTGCTGGCATCAGAACGCTCCAATTAGGCAGCGTAGGATCAGGGATACCGACGGGAGCAGACTCCAACGCAGACACCGTACCGTTAGAGTACAGGGTTACGCCACCATAGACTGCATCGGAATGGACGCCACGGCAAGCCCACAGCGCGTTGCCTTCCTTGAAGTAATCCAGACCACAGTAGACGTCGAACGAGATTTGCGCGTTCGGGTTACCATACTCTGCGATGTAGTCGTCAGCGTTCGTGAAGTATTTCGGGAACGGCGAACCTTGATTGGACACCACCACTTGGCAGGCAACTGACGATGATGCCGAAGTGATAACCTGACTCAGGTTAATTTCTTGGATGCGAACATCCGATCCTTGTTGTTGAAGGATGGTAGACATTTTAGACCTCCTTCACAGTTACGGTATTAGGATGCTTTTGCATCCAACGCGGGTCAACGTCCATGCCGTCCCGCAACGTGGCACGGCTGCGAGCCATGATCTGAACAGAATCGAGTTTGCCATCGCTGTGGCGCACATCAACCTGCTGAGTCGTCCGCGTCAAGTTAATGACTAGCTTCTTCATTGTAGCTCCTCTTAATTGAAGGGAAAGAACTGGGCGCCTACGCCTGCTACCGCCATGTGCATTTCAACCGTGGTTACTACCCCTTGTGTCGCCAACATTTCTTCTGAGGTGTATCCGTGAACAGTGAGCGTTGAGGTGACTAAATACTTACTCTCCGCCTCAACCTTGTTCTCTCCTTGCGGAGTTTGAACCTGCTCGCTTAAAGTCAGCGATATGGGGAACTGTAAGCGCCCGTAGTCCACATTAAATTTAAGCCAGCCTGCTCGTCTTGCGAACAACCAGCGCTTCTGAAATCCCATCACGGAGCCCTGCCCGCCCAAGAACTTATTGGTAACAAATTCGACTTCAAAATCGAAATTCGTCGGCAGCACACGTACAGCTTGCCCTTGATTCTCGTTTACCGATACCATTAAGCCCTTTCGCACCAAGCGATTAGGATTATAGGAATCAGTATTGTGGCTCAAGGTAGTGGGGACCAAAAACATATAAGGGTATACGATATCACGCCCATTGAACATACGCTGCAAGGCCGCTTGCTTATCATTCGCTGGCGTAATGATTGCAGGGCAACCAAAGACTTGTATTGCCCTCAGTACCAGCCCATCAAAGACAAAGTTCTCAATCGGTAGGACTGTATCCATTTTAGCTCCACAAATGGAAAAAGCCGGCCAGCGAAGATGCGCGGCCGGCTTCTGGGACTTACTTGCGTTTGGCTTTGTTCGAGCCTTTGGTCATCGCAGTCAGCGTGGCCGCGAAGGCGTCGTGGTCGAATTCTTCCTCTTCGTCCTCGCCTTCTTCGTCCAGACCGCTCATCACTTCTTCGGTCTCGCCTTCCTCGTCTTCACCACCACCGACCAGGTCTTCCATGTCCTCGTCGGAACCCATGTCGTCTTCTTCCTCATCGGAAGCACGCACAGCTTTCTTGGCGGCGGCGATTCGAGCAGCTTCCATCTTCTGGAACGCCTGCTTGTTACTGGCTTCCAGAACGTGCAGTGCGTAACGCGAATCTGGGGCCGCGATGGCTTTGGCGAACAGTTTTGCTGCCATTGCCATGTTACCTTTGCGACCGGAGGCCAGAGCCAGGGTCACGAAGTCCAGGCTTTTGCTATATTGCTTCATCTTATGCTCCTTAGTGGATGTTTTGAATTCGTACCTGTTCAGTCTTGGTCCAGAACTTGAATACTCTATGAAATTTGCCTTTGATGAGAACGTATATTCTGTAGTCATCAAAGTACCTCATAGCAGCTTCATACTTAGCGCGGTTCTCTATTAAAGCTTCTTCCTTCGTCATCCAGTTATAGTTTGCTAGACCCAATGATGCCAGGTCTTTGACTTCAACCATTGTTCTACCTACAGCAAAATCAGGAGTGTACTTCGCCATGCATTTCTTGATTGGGTTATAGTAAAGAACCTTATACTCGTTTGGTTCATATCTTACTTTATCAAGTGGTACACCGCTATCCTTCAAATACTGCATGAACCTAACTTCAGTTTTCGATCTAACTATAATCGGCTTACCATTGAACTTACCTCTGTACCAAATACCAGTTGGTCTACAAGTTTGACAGCTTCTGATTACCCCGTACGGGGTTGTTACGCATTCGCGGGGAACTCTGTTTATATGCCCACATTTAATATGCTTGACCTTCAAATGACCATCAGCCCTTCGGCCAGATTTATATTCATCTAATAGTTGCATACCTCGAGACAGGGCTATTTTGCAGGCCTCTTCGTGAGAGTAACCAAGTTCCCTACATTCACCACATGGGACTTTTGAACCCTTCAAACAGTCTGGTGAAACACGGAATTTATTCCCACACTTATGCTGGTACACATTCTTTCGCTTTGCACCGACAAAGGTAACACAGGTGTAATCTGTATAACCCAATTCATGTAGTTCTTCCGTATGCGTCTCAGCAGTTCGTTTTATGCGGTAGAATTTGCGCTTGTGAGTACACGAACATACAGGTCCAGCTCTACCTTGTGAGTACCTTACTGTTCTATATAGTCCACAATCATTGCATGCCACAATTAATTCACGCTCACCAAGTATTTTAATGAGCTTGTAGTTCAGTCTGGTTGAATGTTTATCGGCAAACGCCTTAGCACTCATTGGTTTAGGTCCGCTCATTGTTCTATCCAACAATGGTTATAAAGGATGAGGTAGAAAGAACCGGATAGGATTCAGTCAGAGCCGCTAAGCCTTTTCCCTCGAAAACTTACATAGAGAACCGCGCGAAGCGGTTCTAAACTACTGAAAAACCTACGTCACACTCTCAAACCTTTGGCAACCGAACGGCTGTTTGCCACCGAAATCGCGATCTCCTCGTGGATGACCCAGCCCATGCCTGGAATCTTCTCGTTGATGATGTCGGTCGGTTTCGAGTTCAGGCCGCCGCGATCCGAGTAGGCGCCGTGGTTCAGTGCCTCGGAGATAACGAAGAACTCGCCTTGGCTCAGCACCTTGTGTTCTGGGTGACGATAGGCGTCCGACGTGATCGTCATGCCGTACATCACAGCCAGTTCACCGGTCAGCAGCAACTCATGGCGAGCGACTGGATCGACGGCGGTGTAGAACTCGCTGTTACCGACGATGTCCTGATACAGATCGGACGCCATCAGAATGTGTGGTGCTTTCAGGCCCCAGCGAGTGACGTTGGTCTGCACTTGCATCAGGGTGTACGGGGTCAGCTGACCACTGATAATCGACAGGTTGTTGTCGATACCGACGATCTGGTTGACTTGGTTGTACCACAGACGATCTTCTGCGACCATGATTGCTTCGGTCGCCTCGACGTACTTCTCTTGCAGCACATCGCCGGCCGATTGGTTCAGTTCGTTTTGGGTAACGAACGGTCGTGCGACGATGGACAGCTCAGGTGGCGTGTACCATTTGTCGCGAGTGATCTGGCTGTCGATCCGCGTTGGCGAAGTCGACCACACAGCCGTGACGTTTTTGGTACGCAGTGGGAAGCGCGGCACCGTACCTTGATCGACTTGCACACGTGCCAGATACTTGCGCATGAAGCCCTGACGATTGGCCGTGATGAACAGACTGTCGGCCATACGTTCGCCCAGAACGCGGTGAATCTTGGCGTCGTTGAAACCTGCCAACGTCAGTTCACGGCTCGCCTTGACTTCTTGTTGCTCGCGCAACTTGGCTTCGCCGCTGACCAGACCACCGCTCGAAGCTGCGGTCAGGAATTTGATCTGTTGGTTCAGCAGGTCCTTCTTGGACGAAGCGTTAAGCTCGCCGTTGGCACCGACTGCGCGTTCGTTACTGCCCTGGAAACGGTACTCCGAGGCTGCAACGGTTGGGACGCGAGTTGCGCCGATTTTTACTTTCTCGCCCATAATTTTTCTCCGTGATTGATGGTTGATTACGGCAGCTAATTAAGGCGCCGAGAATTCGATGCCCAGATACGGGATATCCGAACCTGGGGCTGCCACGACGTAGCCGTTAATGGCCAGGCCGGTACCCGACTGGTCGGTGATCTGGCCGTTGGCGGCAAGCTTGATTGCCGTCGCTGCGTTCCAGTTCTTCGACGCATCGTATTCCGACGTGTAGATCAGGCCGCGCTTGATCAGGCCGATTTGGCCGATGTATGCACCGCTGT